GTTTGTGATTGGCCGGACAACATGCACCAATGAACAATTGGAGCAGTTGTTGCGGCCTGTGGGCATGCTTTCAATTCCGGGAAGCATGCATGGCGACGTCATCGATGGTACCATCGAGATGTACCGCCTGGAGGAGGCGAGATATGCTGCTACGCAGCATTTTCGCTTCCGGTCACCAAGCGCTTGAGAAGCTATGATGCCATTTACATCATTGGATATCAATTCAGTGATGTAGATGGCATCTTGGCGCCGCCCACAGACTGCCAGTCTGGAGCGACGGTAACAGCAATACCAAGTCGGCTGCGACGTGAGCTTATGGCTCGTTCCCTCGGAACACACGTCGCAGGACTAGCACCCTGTTATCCTGGACTCCATGACCCGCTGTCAAATGTGTACGGCGCTAAACAGCGTTTTCTGCGGAAATTGCCGCAGGTTAAACGCTCAGCTGTACGGCGTATTCGCAGTTTCACCCGCATGCTCCTGCGGAAGTACCTGAAACCACTGGCGAGCAATTCGCTTACTGGTGACGTTGTTTTGGACGCTGAGAATTGGCTTGAGAACACGCATTATCCGGCGTGGCGCAAAGCTCAACTTCTTGAGGCGGCGAAATCCCTTGTGGATGAGCCTCTTTGTAAGTTGGACTTGCGCTGCGCTTCATTTGTGAAAACTGAAGCCTATCCGCGTTACAAACACGTCAGGTGGATCAATTCCAGATCAGACCGATTCAAGGTCTTTTGTGGCCCGTTCTTTCATCTTGTTGAGAAAGCGGTGTTTAAAGGTCCGCTCAGTAAGTATTTTGTGAAAGCCGTTCCTGTTGACAAACGTCCTTCAGTCATCAAGAAGCGGTTGTATCAGCCAGGTGGCCGCTATGCGGCAACTGATTTCACGGCTTTCGAAGGGAGTTTCGGGCCAGACGTTGTTGGGGCTATTGAATTCCAGCTGTATGCATATATGGCTAAGGATCTGCCCCACAAAGCTGCTTTGGACAAGTGGCTTCGTTTGGCTCTGACCGGGCGTCAAACATGTGTCATACACGGCACGAACATTGCCAAAGGCTTTGCTCGTATGTCAGGTGACATGTGCACTTCGCTTGGAAATGGGTTCTCAAATCTGGTCATCTGCATGTTCGTTGCGGGAGACCAGGGCTGGGACCTAGAAAACTTTGCGGGAATCTTCGAAGGTGATGATGGTCTCCTCAGACTTGAGGGACCTGTGCCCCCCGTTCAAGCTTTTGAAGACCTTGGGTTTTCAATTAAGCTTGATGTCCATGACGACCTTGGAATGGCTGGTTTCTGTCAGAATTATTTTGACGTTGAAGATGCAAATCCAACCAACCTGGTCGATCCTCTTAAGTACCTGGCGAAAGTCGGGTGGACCACTTCTGAGGCCAAGCATGGAGGACCTAGGGTCATGCGTTCACTTCTTAGAGCGAAGGCTTACTCGCTTCTATTTGCCAGCGCAGGATCACCGGTCGTCGATTCGCTTGGTGCTTGGTTGATGAGAATCACCGAAGGAGCTCAGGTCCGATTTGAGGATGGATGGTGGGAACGTGAGAAGCGGCTTGGCTTCACTGGGAAACTTGTGAAGCGCCCCATCACGTTCCGTTCACGCCTGCTTGTTGAGCAGAAGTTTGGTGTTTCAGTGGAAGAGCAATATTCCATGGAACGCTACTTCGACAACTTGCAATCAATCCAACCCATTGACGACCCCCTCATCATCCACAAGTGCACTGAAGCGTTTCCAGACTGGGTGACCAACTGGCACCTTAGAATTGAAAAGCGTTGCGCCGGCGAGTCTTGGTGACCGCCCACATCTTTCATCCATAATTCAACCACCAAAATGTGACATCAATGACCATTACCAAAGAGGGAAAACTCATTGAATCACGCAAAAATACAAAGAAAGGTTGTCTTATGGCCATTCATCAATCAATCAAGTCGCTGTTGCTCAATTAACTGTATCATGACGTTAAATAGTGGGAACCCAGAGGAACAATGAGAGACCACTTTTAACTGACACAACAGTTGCGAGAAAGCATGGCAGTGCTCACATTACAGCAGACTTACACCGCACTACACGTCCAACTCAGGGCTTACCAAAGGCCTGTTCACAAAGATTGGG